GACAGGTTTTCTTTTGGGACTGTGGAGCAGCAAACGGCCTTGTTTGCTTATTTTCTGTGTATGAGTCAGCGTCAGTTGATTCATCTCCCTTTTCAGAAAACCCCCAAGATACAAAAAGAGTTGCAGTCGGATACCGTTCTTCAGAAGTTACTCTACCTGGTCTTAAGCCACTTAAAGACCAGATTAAGTTCAGTATTCGGCGTGTAGACCACAATCCTGTGGTCCGACCGGTGGTAGCTGCACAGCTACCCTGGTGTCTTGGGGGTGTGTGTTTGCCTCACGTAGATCCTGGTGATCCGCAAACGTGTTTTCGGGGGGTTCAGGGTAGGGTCTGTACTAAACCTCCAGTTTGTAGCCCGATTAAGTTGAGGAGACTGAGGCGTTTTACTTTGAAGTTCTGTAAGAAGTATTTAATACCTTTGTCTCCGGATACAGATTTTTCTATTGAGACTTGGTTAAGTCAGACAGGATATCCAAGGTGGAGGAAGATCCAGTTGTTAGAAGCCTATGAGAAACTTAGGGGTACCTACCTGGACGTGGATAAAACAAGGAAGAGGAATGGTTCAGGAAGCAACTATCGTGTTGACGGATTCACGAAGGATGAACATTATGCTGATTGGAAACCTGCTAGAGCCATTCACGCTAGAGTTGATGCAGCGAAGGTGTTGTCGGGTCCCATTTTCAAAGCTATTGAAAATGAGGTTTTTAAATTGAAATATTTTATTAAGAAAATTCCTAAGGCAGATAGGCCGGCCTATATTAAAGAGTGGATGTATGAACCTGCTAGTTTATATATGGCTACTGATTATGCTAGGTTTGAGTCTCATTTCACTAAAGACATGATGAATGCCATTGAGAAGGTGATGTATAAGTACATGACAACCAAAATCCCTATGCGAGAGATGTTTTGGTTTTTTCTGGACAACATCTTGTGTGGATCTAATCGAATTGTTTACAAATTCTTTAGATTAGTGATTGAAGCTACACGCATGAGTGGGGAGATGAATACATCTTTGGGCAATGGTTTTGCCAATTTAATACTTTTGCTTTACGTGATGGTCCAGGCTGGTTATAAGCTTGAGGAGATAAGAGCCATCATTGAGGGAGATGATGGCCTTACGAGAGTAGATAAAGACAAGTTGATAACAGCTGCTATGTTTTTTGACTTGGGCTTTACCATTGAGTTGGATATTTATGAGTTTTTGAATGAAGCGAGTTTTTGTGGAAACATATTTGATGTAGAAGATTTGGTTATAATTACTGATGTCCTTAAATCTGTTTCAAAACTTGGCTGGACGCGTGCTTTGTATCAGAATGCGTCCAGGAAAAAGATGATGGGGCTGTTGAGATCTAAAGCACTGTCGATGCTTTATGAGTATACTGGTTGTCCAGTTTTGCAGTGCTTAGCTATGAAGTTGCTAAACTTGACAGAAGGGGTAAGAGCTAAGAACCATAGTGAAAATCTTTATGAGCGGGAAAAATATCAAGAGATGATGACTGATATTCGTCGCAACGGCCTGCCTTTTAGGCCAGTGCCCATTAATACTAGATTATTGGTTGAAAAATTGTTTAGTATTAGTATTGAGATACAATTAGCCGTTGAGGCTAAGATTGAGGAAACTTTGTTGGGTGAGTGTTTTTTGGATGAGCTTCTGATGATGTCGCCAGTAGTGTGGCTTGAGTATTATCAGCGATATACGTTCAACCAGATAGATTTTGGATTTATGTATCCTATGAATTACCAGACAGGCGTGAAGTTTAACGCTGAATTTCTGAAGAATATGACTGCTATTTAGTCATTTTGCACGCTGTTCGCCCGGCGTAAGAAGATTAGG